ATCTGCACAAAAAATAATGGGAAAAGAATAATAGTTTATTTAAAAGTTCCAAAATTTCTGAAGATAAAAAAAATAGGAACAATTAATATTGCCAAGAAAACATTAACAATAAAAAGAACTCGTGAAAAGCATCTATTTAGAAAATATAATGCTTATGGATTAAATGTTTACCTGCTTAGAAATGCTAAAACATTTGATAAAATAAAGATTATTGATAATTATAATACTTTTTATTTTAGTTTAGCATGGGCAAATGAAAATGTCAAATATCTTACTTTCTCTAAAGCAGGATATGAATTGCAAGGATTTATAAGTTTACAGCAATTAGAACAATTTATAATTTAAAGTTATGTCTAACATCATAAAACACGATGGAAACACCATAGAGGGCTTAACCATCAGAGAAACCAACATAATACTAGCTAAAGGAAGTTCTAAAATAAAAGATTTACCTAATGAGGAGTTAAATAAAAGCATAATTAACTTGGTAAATACTATCTATGCCACAGCAGGACAAAGGGCATCAGATGATGATATAAAAGCTTTGTGCATATTATTAAAAACTGAATTAAAGACATATTTTAATAATGCTAGTATCAATGAAGTTGAAATAGCCTGCTCTAAGGGCATTAGGAAGGAATACGGAGAGTATTTTGGTATTTCCATAGTAAGTATTAACAACTGGATTAACAAGTATTTAAACAGCGAAGAAAGAATTAACAGTATTAAAAAATATCAAAATTTAATTATTATGAATCAGCAACAAAATGAATTATCACAAGCAGAAAAAGATAAGATTATGCTTGATTCTGTTGATAGATTAAAGGAATATTCTCAAACTAAAGAATTTAATGTTGAAAACTTTGATTTTGGAAACGCTGTTTATGACTTTTTAGTATCTAAAGGAACAATAGATTTTACCACTGATGAGAAAAATGAGTTTATGGAGATAGCTAAGGAACATCTTAAAAGAGATGCTATGCTACAAAAAGTTAGATTTGAAATAACTCATGGGTCTTTTAATAAAATATTATCAGTTATAGAAGCACAAAAAAGCAAACCAGTAGTTATATTAGCAAAAAAATACGCACTAAAAAAATACTTCGATTCACAAATTACAAAAAAGCAAAGTAACCGAAGTGATGATTATATGAACCCTGATTATTTTAATAAATTTTAAACCCAAAAAACTATGAAAAAGTCAATTTTAACAGCAGGAATTTTAATGATAATTGGATTTACTGCAAGCGCGCAACATTATAAAAAAGATGGTACTCCTGATATGAGATACAAAGAAAATAAAGAAACATATCAGAATAATTTTAATAACAATAGTAATAATTACTATTCAGCACCAAAAGAAACACCAACAAATTATAATAATGGAGGTCAAATAAGAATGCAGGATGGTTATTATAAGTCAAATGGTACTTATGTAGCTCCTCACATTAAAACAACTCCTGATAATAATATATACAATAATAAAACTAATTGGTAATTATGAAAAAGATAGCACTTGCCTTAATAGGTTTAGCATTTATAGGATGCGAAAAAGCAGATACTGAATGTAACTGTGGAACTATAACAAATGATGAGCATTATTTAGATGATAATTTAAACTCTGTATATACCTTAGAAGTTAGAAACGATTGCAGTAGTCATTTAAAAGTTTTCTATGTATCTAAAGGAGATTGGATGAATAATCATGCAGGAGATAAAACTTGTTTTGATGTAAAAAATTGGTAATAAATTCCACAGATTGTAACTAATTTTAACCAGTTAATTTTTTAATTAAATTATTAATATTCTATAAATCAATAAGTTATAAGTTTTTCACAGTTTTTGAATTATATAATATAAACTAACTAAAACTTATAATATGGAAAAGCACATAATAAAAGCAGCAGAATTAATATTATCTTATAAAAAGTTTAAAAAATATGTAGGTAATAATTTTGCTTATGAACCTTCTGAAATTATAGAAGTATTAAAAGAAACATTAAAAGAAAAAGAACTATCTGAACAATACGAAGAATGTGCAGAAATATTAAAAGTAATTAATAAACTAAAATAATATGACAGCAGTAGAATGGTTAATTGAGCAACTAATTAAATACGAATTAATAGATAAAACAATACATCCTAATAATGTATTATTTCATAAAGCTAAAGAAATGGAACAAAACCAATTAGAAAAATCTTATCAAAAAGGCTTTGATGAAGCAACAATTCAAGGAATTAAAGAAGCACATAAATATCAATAATTATGAAAACAATAGAAGAACAAATCGAATCACAGATTAAAAAGTTAAAATCACAATTAACTGGTAATCTATTTGCTGATGGAGAAATACAGCAAGAAATTTATGACCTAAAAAAGATTCTTAATCCTAGAATTGAAGAGAATCCTGAAGAAGATACTGATGATTATTGCCTTAACTGCGGGTCTTAATACTTATGATTATGTTAGATAAAATATTAAAATGTTTTCCTGAAAAAGAATTTATCAAAGCAGATTATTTTAATGATGCAGTAATAGGATTTGATTATAATAATGGTAGATTAATATATTCTGTTTCTAAATGTATAAAAATTCTTGAAAAAGAAATGAATAGACAAGATGCAGAAGAATGTTTTGATTGTGGTGTATTTAATTTTTATATTGGAGAAAAAGCCCCAATATGGTGTTATGATAATTTATAATTTTAACTATGGAAAACGAAAAAGGTGCGCCCTCAATGTATTTGCTTACTAAAGAACTTTACGAAGCAAAGGAAAATATGTTTTATGATGCTTTAGAGGATTCTCTTAATGACACAGAAACTTTATGCCAACATTTAAAAAGAAAAAAAGAAGAAAGTGAGCTGTTAAAGAACCTTAATAATATATAATAAAAAAACAGGAATAGGAAGTTACCAACAAAACCTATTCCTGTTAAAAAACTCCGATAACCTTACCAGTACAGAATTTATTTAATGCTATCTATTACAATACTGTCTATTCTGCAACTATCTACTTTAGCAGAATCTTTTAACTCACGTGCAGGAACAAATACATTCTCTACATTGTCTTTATTAACATATATAAATGAAATAAAACCTGTTAATAATACTCCTAAAATTGAAACTGATACCTTCCTTGTCATAATTATTTATTTAAATCGTTATTAATCACTTCTAATGCTTCTTCTACACTAGTTACTATATAAACACTACCCTTCCAATTTTCGTGGAATTTAACCTCTCCTTCTGTTAGTTTAGCTTTAGCATTTGGCTTTATCTCTAATAACCAGTTCCTGCCATCTTTACCAACAACTATATCACAACAGTTTTTTAATTGTGAAATTATCAATACGCTAAACCCTACTTTTCTTAATCCTGCTACTATTTCAGGCTGATTAACATCTACCTTTGCCGCTCTCCTTAACATTAAAACTTACTTTCAGGATTCTCTCCATCAGAAAATAAATTAATAACCTCATTGCATACTGCACCAATAACCAATACACCTAAACTAATATTAGTATTGCCATTAGCAAAAGCAGTACCACCCAAAGCACCAGTTAATCCTTTTATAAACATAGCTAACTTAATAGCTTTCTTACTATTTGGTTTAAAATATTTCATATTATATATGTTTAAAGTATAATTCTAATTCTGCCTGTCTCCTTCTTACTAATCCTCTTAATATCTTACCACCACCTTTATTCCACTTTCTGAACTCCTCCGCTATCATCGGGTCAGTAGGATATAAATTTACTTTTTTTAGTAATGTGCTAGATTTTAAATTTCCACTTCCACAGTTATATGCAAAGTCTACTAAAGCATCAAATTGGTTCTGATTTATATCATCCCTAGTGAATGTATCAACATCCTTCTCATACTGCTTTAAAGTGTGTTTAAATAGCTCGTAGGCACGTTCTTTGGTTATTGCAGGGTCTTTTAAACCTACTCTTTTACCATTTTCGTAATATGTAGAGCCTAAACCTATGGTAGGAACACCAGCAGGGCATAAATAAGGTTTTAAGAATAAACCCTCAAACTCTTCTACTAACTTAACTAAATTATCACTTGCGTTGGTAATTCTTGACATTATGCTTTAGTTTTAGTACCTCTACCATGAGTGATTAAATTCTCAATGGTTTTAAGATGTTTTCTGTTTTCTGTTTCTAATTCTTCTATTCTATGGCTTAACCTTTCAATTTCTTTGCTCATTTTATTACATTTAGCATCAAAATCATTTTTAAGATTCTCTGCCCATTCTTTCCAAAGATTAATAACCTTAGTGTCGTTATCTATTTCAGCACTTACTGCTTCTGCATTGTATTTTCTCTTAGTGAAAAACCAACCCAAAAAAGCAGTAGATGCCGATATTAATATAGTTAAAATAGTATCTTTCATATAGCAAATGTTTAAATATACACTTGTGGGCAAAAATAAGCTATTTTAATAAAAATTAAAATTAATGTTGTATTATACTGTGTATGATGCTAATTGGTCTCCCGTTGTCTCTACTGTGCTTACATTCCTTAAACGTACTGCAATAGTGTTTGAACTTGACCCTATTTCGTTGAATATATCCTCCGCTGTTAAATCTGCTGTTCCTACCGTAGCATCTGTATTAACACCATTTCTAACATTGTCAGGTGTTGCCATTATTAAAGTTCCTAAGTATTGACTTAATGAGCCATATACTAATCCATTTCTTACGTTAGCGGGTAAAGGCGCACCAGCGGTAATATTTGAAGTGGCTAATATCCTATTTACATTGTTAGTGTCTATGTAAGTTATCTGTTGAGCATTGGAAGGGCTTATTTTTACGTTTAATGAGCCATAATAAGCTACTAATCCAGCAGTGTTAACTATGTTTCCTAATAGGTTAAACTTAGCAGTTACTACGGTTGAATGAATAGCAGGAAAAGCATTTGAGGTAACTATACCATTAACTGTAAATGTTCCAGCTTGTGACATGGATAGTGCTGGTGTATTAGTGGCATGAGAACCTCCCGTTACATTACCATTAACTATAACTGTACCCGTTTGCTCAAGGTTTACACCCATAGTATTTGGAACAGTTCCGCCAGTTACATTTCCATTAATAGTCAATATTGCACTTGCGTTTCCATGTCTAAATAAACCTTGTCCAGTAGACCAAGCATAACTTTGTAAAATAATATTGCCATATAAAGTAACATTTCCAACACCAGCAAGATAACAAGCATAAAACCCTGATGCTGCTCCTGATGTTGCTCCATATATATTTATAGGACTTCCAACAGTTCCCCAATTAGTAGTTCCACTATTATTATATACAGCTATACCAGTAGTTCCTGTCATTGTTTGATTAGAGAGTATATTAACAGTTCCTATTGTATTTTGAATACACCAACCATTAGCACTTGAGGCTCCAATTAAAGCACCCGTAACATTTGTTGTTCCTCCAGCACCATTTTGAGTAATTGAAGCAACAGATGCAGATTGACCGCAACCAACATTTCCTGTAAAATTTAATGTACTTGTTCCGTTTGTAATTACTCCAAAATAATTAGATGCTGTTGAAATTGTTGAAGTTATATTAACTGTTGCAGAACCTCCAATAACAATACAATTAGAATAAGTTGCTATATTATTATAAATACTATTTGCAGTAATATTTACAGTTCCACTTGTTCCTGAAATACTTATAGAAGAATATCCTGCTTGATTATAAGAATATGATAATATATTAGTTGCTATTACATTTATAGTTACTCCAGTGCTATTTAAAGATAACCCCATCATCCAACCCTGAATAGTATTGGCAGTTATTGTCCTTGCTGTTGAGCAAGTAAAATTACCTGAATTAGGATTTGCTCCACCACTTCTTTGTAAAGTAGTCAATAAATTTACTGTAATATCTACATCTATTGCAACAACTTTTCCGTCTGCATAAACATCATCTCCTGCTAGTGGTAACTGTCCATAAGCTAAACCACCACTATACCAATTTGCTACTGTTGACCAATTTCCATTGGCTAAAGGATATACTACTGCCATAATTAATACGATGCTAATTGATTACCAGTTATATTAACTGTACTTACGTTTTTTAATCTTATTGCAGCTGCGTTACTACTTGCTAAAATAGCATTTAAGAAGTCAGCCGCTGTTAATTCTCCCGTTCCAGTTGTGGCATCTGTTGATACTCCTATCCTTACATTTGAAGGCGTAGGAACTGCCATAGTACCCGTAAACTCTCCCGTTGAGCCATAAACTATTCCTAGCCTAACATTAGCTTGAATAGGTACATTTGGACTTATATTAGAAGTAGCCATAACCCTATTGTTATTACTAGTATCCTGAAAAGTAAACTGTTGAGCATTTGAAGGGCTTATTTTTAATTTATAAGCATTATAAGCAGGCACACCAGCTACATTAACTATATTACCAGTTATTATATTTGTTGCAGTAAAAGAAGGAGAAATTAATGCAGGATATAAACCAGCTGTTGCATTTCCAGTAATATTATTAATTGATGCAAGTGTTGAGCTTATTATTGCAGGAGTATTAGTTGCATGAGAACCACCAGTAATATTACCTGTAATATTAAGTGTTCCTAATGAACTATTGTTAATAGCTATTGTGTTAGCTACGCTTCCGCCAGTAACATTTCCAACTATATTCATAGTTCCAGTTCCTGTATTGTTTACTATTCCAGCACTTGTTGAAGGAGAAACACTCCTTGCAGTAACATTACCATTAATATTTACTATTCCAGTCAATCCATTATTAACTATATAAGCTGTTGAAGGAGCAGATGATAAAGCACCTAAACAATCACCATTTATATTTACAATTCCTGTTGATGTATTTGAAATAGCATAAATTCCTGATGCTCCTATCGCTGTTTGTGTTCCGTTTATTACAACAGTTCCAGTTGAGCCGTTTTGTATTGCAGATGTTCCACCTGATACACAAGTTCCCGTTATAGTTACTGAATTATTTGCGGCTGAACTATTAAATATTCCAACTCCACCACCACCTGTAACTATTCCATTTATATTTATAACTGAAGTTCCTACGTTTTGTATACCATAAGCATTAAATCCACCACCTCCTGTTATATTTCCTGTTAAATTGAAAATTCCATTTCCAGTATTTACACAACTATATATTTGCCCTAAAAGATAATTTGCTATTATATTTCCAATTACATTTACAGTTCCTAATCCATTTTTATATATTCCATAGCCATTGTTTGTACCACTAGGGCCTCCATTGCCTGTAAAAAAATTACCTATTAATGTTAATGTTTGTCCTGATGAAATAGAAACATACATTAAAAAATTTGTTGCAATAGTTGGAGTTCCATACCAACCATTAGTAGCAGTTAATGTTAACCCTGATGTTGTTGTAACTTGAAAAATTCCACCATTAATGCCCCCTGCTCTTTGACTTACATTTATGCTATTTACAGTAAAATTTATATCACAAGTTACAGTCTTGCCATCAGCATATACGTCATCTCCAGCAGCAGGCAAAGTACCTCCGTCCCACGTTGCTGTATTACTCCAATTACCATTAGCTACTGCGTATCTTAATGCCATAATTTATTCTGGATTTGCGAAGGCTTGTGCCAAGGTAAAGGCTTCCGCTAGTGTTAAATTTACTTGTGTGTCTGATTTTACATCTACTCTATTCCCGTCAACATCAAGATACCAACAAGTCATAACTAAGGCATAAAGATTGTTGTTTATTTCATTACATACAAATGCGTATTTATAATCTATCATAATTTATTAAATATAAGTTAAACTTGCTCTATTATCCCAAATTCCACTTGCGTGTTCTACTAATGAACTTCCATCAGATGAAATTGTTAATCTTGTTATTGTCCAACCAGTTGAACTTGTTGGTGTACCTGCTATTGCATATCCTAAATAATCATAAGGACTTGCAAAATCGTGTTCTCTATCTTTGGCAGTAGATAAAACTAAGTTTCCACTTGTTAATATATTATTTCCATTAATAGTCTGTATATTAGTTCCGCTTACTAGCAAATCTTGTTTGCCATTAAAGGTACTCCAGTTACTAGAACTTAACTTTCCTGTTTTAGTAGCACTAGCAACAGGTAAATTAAACGTGTGAGTATCATCTACACTATTAATAGCAAAGTCAGAACCAGTTGTTCCAGTAGCTAAATACTGAACCTGTTTTGTTAAGCCATTTAATGCGTTTAATCCCGTACTAAAAGTAGTAATTATTTCGCACAGATGACTATTTTCAGTATGTAATGTTATTGTTCTTCCGCTATTATTAACATAAACATCTATTGCTAATCTATCTCCTATATTTAATGTAGCTGTTGGAACAGTAACAGGGGTAAAATAAGCATCTATTATAGTTCCATTATTAATAGCTTCAGGTGCTGTACTATTAGTTCCTAATAAAGTAAATGTGCTTGTTATTGCAGAATATTTATATATATCTACATAAAATGTAGGTGTTCCGCCTGCTGAACTAGAACTAAAGAAAAACTCTAAATTCCAATTACCACCCGGAACTGCCAATAAAGCAGGGTCGTTTACATCTGTAATAAATCTTGCAATAAAACCATTAGCTGCAATATTAAAATCAGTTCCCGTACCTATTACAGGATTTCTACTCATTTGATAATAAGTATTACCACCAAATGTTCCTTGTGATACACTACCATTTAAATAGTAATTTAATGCAGAACCACCACCACCTGTTGTAGGCATTGTAGCTAACTGACCATCTCCTCTTACATATTGAGAAGCTAAACCTGCACCTGTTACTGCAATAGTTCCACTAGATATAATAGGACTATTAGAAACAGTAAATGCACTAGGCATAGTTAATCCTACACTAGTTACAGTTCCGCTAACAGAAGTACCTAAAGTACCATCTCCTTTAATATATTGAGCAGAAGTACCATTTGGGTCATCAAGCTTTGCATCTAAAGCAGCTTGTAAATCAGTTTGAGATGATAATGTTCCTAAGATAGTTCCCCATACAGGGTCTGAACCACCAACTTGAACATAAACAGTACCACTCCATCTATATAATAGACTAGTGTCTATTGTAATATATATCTTACCAGTTTCTCCCGTTACAGGTAAAGCAGCATAATTAGCTACCTCAATAACATCATCAACATAAGAAGGTAAATAACTTGCATCAATCTTTGTAGAGCCATTTAAAGGGGCATAGCCGTTAGCAATACCTTTATTGGAGTTATTCTCTACACTAGCATTGATAGTTCTTAAAACCTCTTGTAATTTATTACCAGTAATATCCTCCGTTACGTTGGTATAAATCTTAGAGTTTATATAATTATCTAAATCTGTCTTATTCATAATTAATTAAATGAATCATCAAATGCTTTTTGGTCATACGACTTACCTTGTGCTAATGCAATAGAGTAACTTCCTACACCTGTTCCTAAAGTTTTAAAGTAATTTACAAGTAAAATATCATCAATTAACTTGGTATTGTATGTAAATTCTATATTTTTTACATTAGTACCCTGATTTAAAGAGATATTACTATCCTTACACAAAGTTACTAATTTTTCAAGACTTCCGTATAATTGTATGCAAACATCGTAAACATTTTGTCCCTCAATACCAGTATAAGTTTTAATATATTGCGTTTCAGGAACTGTTTCAGTAGTTATAACAACAATTCTCTTTACTACATAATCACTATCGTAATAAACTATCTGCCCTGAAACAGTAGCCATATCTATATCTAAATTTAATATAGGATTATCATATACAAGCTTTATCAATAATTCCATAGAATTATATGTAGCCATACACACATCTGATAATGTCTGTTTAGATAATATTCTATATTCTAACCGCATCAGTTTCTAAGTTTAAATTATTTTCATAATCAAATGTGAAATTTGAATTAGTGCTACTATAACCATCAGCTTGTAATTGTAATTGCATATTTCTACTTAAATTACCTTTATCAATACCATTAGTTCCATTACCACTTAAATATTTTTGTATATTAAGACCACAAGCAGGATATTCTTTCCACCATCCAGCAGCAGAATAAACTATATCTAATATGTGTTGTTGGTCGCTAAAATCAACAAAGAAATCCCCTGCTACAATTAATACATCTCCATTTGATGATTGCTTAAAGTCTTTTGCTGCTGCCATTATATACCTTGTTTAATTTTAGTATTTTCTATTTCTGATTGTATTGTTGGTGTTAATGGAGGTGTTGGCGGCAAAGGAACTGGAGTTACAGCTAGTCCCCAAGTAATAATAGTATTTATTTTATTTTCTAAATTATTTAATTTAGTAACTAAATCACTAACTTTTACCAATCCATTAAAACTACCATCTCCTAATAACAATTCATTTTCAGTCATTAATATTTCAAACTGACCTATTGTTATTCTAACCTTATCAATATCACTATATTGCACAACAAAATAATCATTTTTATTTGTCATAGCAACTATTACTGTACTTCCTTCACTTGGAATTAATATAAATCCATCATTAGGGCAAGCTAATAAATTAACAGTTAAATTAGCACTAAAATCTCCCGATAAAGGTTTTACTATTGCAGTTCTAGTTGTTTCATCTACACTTATTACTTCTGATTCTATTATAGAAACATAATCTTTACCAAACACTCCTGCTAATCTTTGTATGCCTTCTTTTATACCTCTATTGTCTACACTCATAAACCTCTAGCTATTTCTTCTGAACTTAAAAAATCTACTCTTAAATCTAAATAAACTTCTTGCCTAAATCCACTCATTCCAAAAGTAGTTCTAACTGATTTTACTTTAAACTTACCAGTCCTTTCAGGGATAATCTCATCAATTATTTGAACAGTATCTCCATGTTTAACCATTGGTAATCCAAAGGTAGTGAATTTACCCCTCCACCCATCATAACTAATACGCTTAATTTCTTTATCAACATATTCTATTAATGTTTCTTTTTCCATTTTCATTCCATTAATAGTTCTAATCTCTCCATCAAATGCAGTAGGCTTTTCTTCAATAGGAACTATCTTTAATTGCCTTTCTGTACTTAACCCTTCATAGTAAGCAAAATAATGTAACTTATCTGTTTTAAACTTTGTAGTTCCATCTTTATTTTTTTTACCTGAAACCTCTATTAATTGAGATGATTTTACCTCTATGCCTATTCTTACATCATCTGTTCTCTTATAAAGCAAATCATCATCAATAATGTTATATTGAAATTTAAATACATGGTCTACATTATCTTGTGGATAATAAACAAGATAGGCACATCTCAACTCATTATTTCTGATAAAACTCTCAAATCTAAAATCTCTTTGTATTCTTTCTAATACTTGTGCAACAGTTTCATTTCTAGTAGTAAAATCCCCTACTTTAGTAGAAACAAAATTACTCATTGTTAAAGGCTGATTAGGAACTAATTTAAGCATCTCTGTGAGCATTTCTTCTATTGTCCCACTATAAGTCTTATTTGGAGCTTGAACCTGCTTTAAAAGCCACATTTTGTCCTCAAACTGGATTTCAATAGGCATCCTGTTATCTACATTAGAAATATAACCATCAAATACTGTATTATATTCAGTAACTTCTTCTCTTTGATTATCTGTTGTAAATATTTCATAAGTATAACCTAAATCAATCTTTATAGAATCTCCCCTTAATATTAATGGCTCTCCTAACTCATCTCCTGATATAATATTTCTTCCTTCAAATGTTATATTTTTACCAAACTCATCTTCATAATAAATCTTTTTAGGCATAATCATTTTACCAGTATCAGTAAGATTTTGCCATGATGAATTTATTTCTATATCATTAACAAAGTCAAAAACAATTATCCTATTCCTATTAGGATAACTCTCTGTTGGCTTTTGAGTTAATTTAATATAACTTCTAAGTATTAACATTTAATTTTAAATAAAAGGTATATAACTTCTGTTAATTGCTTTTTTATTTTCACTATTTGTATTGTTAATTACAAATGGTGTATCAGAAATAGCATTTATTTCAAATGGCTGTGAGCTATATTGACCTTCTAATTGCGGAAATTCATAATCTGTAATAACCATTTCATAAACACAAAATTGCCATAAATACCAACTATTAACAGTTAAAGATTTATTTAATTGACACATTTGAAACAAATCATTTACTGTACTTTGTCCTTTATCAATTTTAAATTGAGGATATTTTCCATTACTATTAGTAATAACTCCTTTTATATTTATTTTAAAATCTCCATCACTAATATATTCTTTTACAGTTCCATTTCTACCTTGTATAGCAGTAGTTATTATATTTTTACTTTGAGTAACTGTAAATAATACAGTAGGTATTTTTATATTAATAACAGTTCCTATATCTGCCGTAAAAGATACATCTAAATCACTAAATACTGCTGTATTTAAAAAAGATTCATATTGAGGTAAAAAAGGATGAGTTTTAGGACTATCTTGTACAGGAGGATTAGGTATTTTTGAATTATAAAGATTTGTTTCTGTTTTTGTTTTTTCTTCTTTTGCTTTTTTAACCCTTTTTTCTGCTGCATTTATACCCGGACTATAAACAAGAGTTTTTAAACCTCTTAATCCCCATGTAGTAACAATTAATTTACCAGTATTTATTGCTTGTTCTTTTGTTTTAGGGATACTTACATTTAAAGTATCTTGTAATATCCTTTCAGGATTTAATAAATATTTTGCCATGTCTTATTGAGTTGCTATATGGTTTGCATCATTTACTGCCATTAATAAAGCTTTACTTACTTCCTCTGCTATATTGTTGGCAAAATCTCTAGCAGCATTTTCTACTTTTACATTCTGTGTTTCTATTAACTTATTAATGTTAATATATATATTATGACCATATCCTTTTCCAACTCCTGCTGTGCTTTTACCTGCTTTAGTTTCATAGTCTTCTCCTTTTGCACCTTTAATACCTTTTTCTTTAGTTCCTTTAACTCTTTTCATATAATCTGATAAAGATTCTATGTTAGGATTATAAGGTTCTGATGTTCCTCCAAAAAATTCTAAACTATTAATATTTTTAGATTTTTCAGGTTTAGCAAATATACTATCATTATATGCTTTTTCTGCTTCAGCAATACCTCCCATTACATCTAAGAATGGTTTTTTTAATGTAAGGCTCATAGCAGTACCATAAACACTAGCTATTTCCATGTGTCCATGAATAGCAGAATTAAATGCCATAAAAGCATAATATCCTGCTTCAAAAGGAACTACTATTGCATCATATAATAATTTAGCTGTTGTTTTTAATATTGGCCATGAAGCATTAAGAACTCCTCTAAATTGGTCATATTCACTATAAGCATAAGCTATTGTTCCTGCCAATGCAGAAATCATAATAATAACTTCAGGAATACCTGTTGCCCATAATGCAGCAGCTACTGCAAAAATACCTGAACTTAAAAGATAAGAACCTACTGTTGCTAATGTTAATCCTCCTGCTAATATCGTTAATCCTACTGCTAATCCTCTAGCTACTGAATCATGGTCTTTTAAATATTTAGCGCCTTCAGATAGTTTTTGATAAAAAGCTGTTAATCCTTTTATAACGCCTAATTGTAATCCTTTAGTAGTCTCTCCTAAATGATATTGGAAATCTAATAAAGCATTATTCATTAAGTTAGTTTGTACTGTAATGCTCTCTCTAGCTGCTTCTACTCCTCCTGCAAATTCCTTTTTTAATTGTTCAGCAAATTTAGGTAAGAAATCCTCACTTAATATTTTACCTTGTTTCATCATTTCCATAAATGTACCTGATGTCATTCCCATAGCTCGTGAAGCTATACCTAACGCACCCGGTAATCTATTTCCTAACTGTCTGTTTAACTCTTCTGCACTTACCTTACCCTTACTCATCATTTGCTGTAAAGCATACATAGTACCCTCTGTTTCATCAGCAGATAAATGCAATACAGTAGAAGCCATTGATACACCTTCAAATATCTTTCTTACACCTTCTCCTGCATA